TTCTAATTTATCTATTTCATTATACTCGCCAATATCAGGGCTAGTTTTCTTTCTTTTTGATAGTGCTTGTCCACCTATACTAAATGAGCGTAATGTTCCTTTTCTAATTCCTCTAGAAATTTCTTTTGCTTTTTCTATGTCATCTCTTAATTTAATAACAACATAAAATCCTACATCATCTACTTGTGTTTTATGAACTTGTCCATTTTTATCTCGATATTTTTCTATAACATCTCCGACTTGAACATTTGAATGATTAGACATTACATTTCTATATTTCTTGACTTCCATATATTTCTTAACTGCTTCATTAAGTGCGCTCAGTGTAATTAAGTCATTTTGTTTATCTACAATTTCAATAGAAGCATATCCACCAATTATTAATTCATCTGATTTTAGTATATTAAAGTCGCCATTTGTGTCGCTTTTCACTAATCCTAGTTCGGACATGATTTCACTCTCCTTTTTGACTATATGAAGTCAGCGACATTAGGCAATTTGCATGGCTAACTTTTTATGCCTATCGTTTGCAATATCCCATATGCCTTCGTCTTCTTTTGAATCTAACATTGTTTGTTTAAATCCAGTCCATACAATCCATTTATCTTCATCCTTTATAGGAACTACTCTAAAGTGAAGTCTAGTCTTGAATTTATTTCCATTAATTTTATATTCATGATAACCATGCTTTTGAACACCTAATATTACTTCTCCCTTATCTAATAATTTATCAGGTTGACTCTTCTTTCCAACTTGTGCCGGAAACTTACCTGCCTTTCCAAATAAATTATATATGTCTTCTGCATCTTCAATATCAATTATCCAAATCATATCCTTATCTTTGTAATTAATAATAAATTCTATATTATTATCTTTTCTAACATACATTCTATATGAACCAGAATCACCCGTTGATTCTTCATCTTTTATTACTTTCAAATCATTGTCTATGTAAGTAGTTGGAGACACTTGAATAAAATCATCATAATCATCTATCCACTTTGAAAACTTAGTAAATAATCCATCCCATAATTTTTCAGTTAATTCTGGTTCGTTTTTAACCATAAACTCAAATATATCCTTTACTTCTGTTGGCTTTCCTTCTTTATGTAAGAAATTCTTAATTGCTACTCTTGAGTCAGAAGTATAAGACTTAATCATCTCAGTTATTTGCTCCTTCCACATATCCATATCAGCCAAAGCATTTTTCTGCATTAACTCATCTCCTTCAAAACCATAGATAGTAAATCCTTCATAATCAGATTTCATTATAATGTCTGCTTTACCATGAATACCATCAGTTATTGTATATTTAAGGAGAGCATCTTGAACATCATATTTAAGGGACTTTCTTCCTTCTTTAGATAAAAGTTCTAAAGTTATGAGTTTCTCTGGGGATTCCACTTCAGGTATTTCAATTACCTTTGCAGAATAAAGACTATAGCCTGTTCCCTTCCTTCTAACTTCATCTACTTTAACTCTAATGATTGAACCAATACTAACTGATTGTTTTGTATTAAGAGCCTTACCTACAGGTAAATATGTTTTCCCTTCAAATTCTGTTCCATTGTGTTCCCTACTTTGTTCTCCATCGAGAGGGCCAACTCCAACAGTATAAGAATATAAATTAGATTTTGTCTTTTTCTTATCTAAAACAATAACATCTAAATCTACAAATTTCTTCCACTTAATCCATTTTGGGTTCTTTTTGTTCCCAAGATAATATGTTGATTCTATATCTTTTATTACTACTCCTTCTGCTGTTTTAGAAGACATTATATCTTTACCATATTTTTCTATGTCTTTAATTGAATCTGCAATTCTAGAATTTTTCTTTGAGGGGAAATTGAATAGGTCTGATGAACCAGGAGATAATTGATAAAACAATATATTTATTCTTTCTCTAAGTGGTGAATCTGCAAGGTCTTTACCATCATGATTCATTATATCAAACACCCTTGCTTTAAGTGTGGCATCTTTATATTTACCCTTAAATAGATGGGCTATAGTATCTGCTCTATGTAATGGTTCATCGCCATCATATAAAATTAATTCCGCATCTAAAATCATATCACCGAATCTTTTTTGTTCTACTTTTTCGACAATATCTTTACACTTATCTGTAATATCCTTTTCATTGTAAGTATAGATTTTAGCCTTATTATCTGATTTATGGATTTGTATTCTGATTCCATCAAATTTTTCTTGAACTAAATATTCACCACTAAATCCTTTTAGTTCTTTAATATCATCTATTTCAAATATTCTATACATTGGTTTATTTGGAACGATAAAATTAATTTCGGATTTCTCTTCTTTTTCATCCTCGTCTTTATCATCCTTCTTTATTTGAACATCAATTAATTCATCCCATTTATCTGAATCATTCGATTCAAGGAAGACTTGTTCTAATAGATTTAATGCTCCCTTAAACTTACTTTTAACTCTAGTGGTGTCTGCATTATCACCATAATGTTCAATGATATAAAGAGGAATATCATCTAATTTGAGGTCTAACCCCTTAGCCCCTTGTGTAATCTCATCAGGCTTTAAGTCGTGGGCCTTCCAAGATTTCTCTTTAATGCTATGCGTATGTGCGCGTAGAGCGTAGTGTAAGAACATAGCATAAATAGAAGGAGTCTTAATTAATGTTTCAACTACCTTATCCCCCATTTGTTTAGCAAAGGGGTCGTTCATTTCATCTGATTTGAAGCGCATTTTCTTTACTGAATTGTATAATTTTTCAGCAGCATTTGATTGAGGATTATTAACCTCGTCATTAAATACATTGTCTTCGTCAAGGTATTTTTTTAATTCCGCGCTAAAATCTCCAAGTGAATCAAAATCAGTTCTTATCCTCTTAACTGCTGCCTTCCATTCATTACCATATTCTTTAGGGTCTTCTAAAGCAGACAAGTATTTATAGCGCATATCCTCATAAAAGTCAAGGACACGCTTCGCCATAGCACCAGTCTTTTTTCCGAATACCCCAGATTCTACCATCTAATCACTCTTTAGTGTCTCTGCTGGTTCTGTTGTCTGCTTGTTCATCTCCGCCTTTAGCATCAGAAACCTTTTCTGCTTTCGGCTTAGTTACTTTAACTTCTTCACCAGACAAATCATCTTCATTGAAGTCATTAGCATTCAATATCTCTATTGCCTTTTCTGCTGCCTGCTTCATTAATGTTGCCATTCTTTCTTCTCTTGTTACTTTTTCTACCATCAATAACCACCTTCTATTCTAGAAACCATATCATTTATTTGTTCCCATTCCATCTTTGCAATCTTATCGGTTTCGACATTAACTTCTCCACCAGAAATACTAGGTGTAGGAGAATTGACTACTACATACCCAGATTTCATTAAAAGATTGTCTTTATCATAAACAGCCTGTTCTAACTGTTTTACCTTGTTTACTAACTCTTTCAAGAGTAGCATCATTTCACTATCTTTTTCACTCATTGTTCTCATCTCCTAAGTCGCCTTTACTCTTTGGATATACCATCCCTCGTAATTGACGATATAGAATCTCATATTCTTTTCTTAATTCAGATGCAGCCGCAACCATATCTAAATTTGCTTCTTCAAAAGTATCAAATCTCTTCTGCATTTTCTTAGATGATTTATTCACACCTATTCCTTTTAATTCTTCTAATAGGTCTCCTAACTTTGTAAAGTCTTGACCCATATATTCAGTTGGTTGAGTTGATTGTAATAACTTCTTCAACTTTTTCTTTTGTTTTGGGGTAGCCTTATCAAAAATATCACTATCCTCTTTTCTAAGTTCATATGTCCATCTCATTCTTCTTCCTCCTTAAATGTTATATCAGGATATTTGTCTTCTAATGCATCTAGGCTTCTACTCATTCTATCAATTTTAGATTTAGTCTTCTCCATCTTTTCCTTCAACTTAGATGTATGTGATTTGTAATCTGGATTTAATTTTAACTGTTCTTTATCATAAGTTCGACTTAACTCTGTATCATTTTCTTCAAGTTCTTCTTTGAGTCCTTTTAATTCTTGGCGTTCCTTCCAAATAGCCTTTCTATAATCTTTATATGCATTATAAATTTGTTGTTGTTGAAAATTCACAGGGCTTGTTTTCTTTGGCTTTGTTTGTTCTAATTTGCCGGGAGCACTATCATCTGTTTTTCTTTGTGCTTCATCCATGTGTCTATCAAAATAATATGTTTGTTTTAGAACTTCAATACTTGCCATTGTTGAATCATAATCATCACTATTTATTGTGCCGCTCTTTCCATTAGATTGACCTATTTCTATTAATTTTACTTTAGCCTTTTGAGCGCGTTTTAAATCTTCTATATCCTCTAATACTTCCTTTATTAATTTAACTATTTCCTTTCCTTCAAATTCTTCTATAGTCAAATTACTATTAGAATTATATTTATCTCTTATTGTATTCAAAAAGTCTGTCCAATTCCATTGATTATCAATCTTTATTGGTTGTGTTGTATTATCAAAATTTTCTATATTTTTCTTTATGAATGAATTAATAGTTTTAAGGTGATTATCATATATATCTTCACTAAATCTATATTCCTCTGGTCTATTCAATAAAACATCAAGAATTCTTTTTCCTCCGGCTTTCTTGCCTGATAATACCTTAAGTGCGCCACGCATAGTAGAAGTTTTAGGTAAGTTTTTTCCATTGGATTTTAGATATTCCATAAATGCTTTAAATGTATTAGGTTGTTTTAATTTTTCTATTAATCTAGGATGGACTTTTTTAGTATCACCAGAACTGAATAAATCATTAGAAACAATTGATAAATAACTACTGCTTAAGACTTTATTTTCGATAAGTTCTCTCAATAATTTATTATTCTTTTTGTAATTATATCCTTTTTCTATATCATTTAATAAACTGGCTAACGCTGATTCCTGTGCAGTATATTCTCTAATTTCTGCACCGCCCTTCTTACCACTTTGAGTATATTCATCTCTATCCCTTTCAGATATTATTTTTTCTCTACCGGTTTTTTCTTTAATTATTAAATCAACTAATTTCTCTATAATTACTTTATTATCCGATGTTTTTATCTGAATTAATGCATGTTTCATAAATGACTTATCTTTTATTTTTGGTGTTTTTCTTGTGTGAGGAATTGAATCTTTTGGGCGACTTCCCATTAATAAGTTTGGTTTTTCTATATCTTTATCAGTCCAAAATATCATTGCGTTTTCCCCATATTCTTTGCCCCAATTTGTTAATGCCTCCTTTAAGTCAACTTTACTCATACCAAGATTTGTCTGCCAATAAGCCATTATCTCATCTAAAGTAGTCGTTGCTTTCGCTATGGTCATACCATGTTCTTTCCATAATATTTCCATAAAGTTCATTAAATCACCTAGATGGCTTTTCCTTTCTTTTTGCTAGGAAGAGCAATATAATCAGGAGTATCTCCTGAAGTTGGTCTTTCTTTTCTAACTGCTTTAGATTCAATTAATCCAAAGTCTCTATTCACATGGTCTTTTCTGTTTTCCATGCGTTCCTTCTTTTTTGCAATAGAAAGTTCCCTTTCTAATTCTCTTACTGTTTTTGTCATTTTATCATCTCCTTTCTAAATATACTTCAATGAGTCTATGAGAATTTCTTTGAACCCAACTAGAATTATGATAACCACTCACATCTTTACCTTCTGCTTGAGTCGCCTTTCTCCACTCTTCAAACATTTGTTTATTTACTACTGGATTATTTATATCACTAAAATCTACAGATATTCCAGCAATCCAATTGCTTCTCCAACCTTTATGGTCACCATCCTCTTTTAGTCTATCATCATCCATCTTTTGAAAATGTTCCATAATCGCAGTTTTATCATCCAAATCAAGTTCATCCCAACCCAATCTTTTCTTTAAATATTTTGGTGTATGTTGAGAGGCAGGTCTAAATACTCTTGTTAAGTAATGATAAAATTGAGGAATACTCCCATAATATCCTGGGTTATAATTCTGCCTATATCCTTTAAGTGTATTAAACCAACTCATATTAACCTACTCTCCTTTCGGTTCTTTTATCCACATTTTGATTGCCTGCATCAACAGGTAATCCACTAAATCTCTTATCTGGGCCTGTTGCACTAGAAGGTTTGTTTCTTGTAGCCTTAACCTTTGCAGGTTGCCCTGCTTCTTCCATTGTTGGTTTACCTGCTCCACCTTCCATCATTTCACCTATATGTGATTGGTCTATATTTGTTCCAGCATAAGGGTCTCGCTCAATTTGTTCTTCTTCACCTTTAGGCCTATCTTTTACTTCTGGTGGCGGCTTCTTATATGAAAATCTACCTTCATCATCCATATCAACTTCAAATCCTAAATTCTTAATTGATGCTGCTATTTGAACTTGTATTTCTCTCTTTCTTAATTTAGCAACTTCATCTTCTTCCTCAGATGGTGGGAGTTTTAATTCCCAATCAGTTACTCCAAATTCTTGAGTTATAAATGGTAATACATAATTATTCCATATTGTTTGTGCCATCTCTACTGCACGATTAGTAACAAGTATTTGCATGCCCTCATTATTCAATCCACCACTAGCAGAATTGTCTGACATGAATACTTTGCTAACTCCATAAAATCCTGATATTCTATCTCTAAGGTCATCCTTAACAGATATGTAATCCATTTCTTTTAGGCTATCCAAGAACTTAATCCACTCAATAGACCCCTTTCCATTTTCTGCTTCAATTCCCATGACAGGTATGAAGTGTGGGTCTTGTTCCATCTTCTCTTTGACACCACGCCAAAAGGATTTCATTGAATCAATATTTCTAGTTTGAACTGCTAACAATCCTCTCGGCATTCTAGCCTTAGAGTAAGAAGAGTTTACATAATTCTCCATAGCAATTAAAGTAGTAATGTGATTCCATAATGTTAGCACCGGAGATAACCCATAAAGTCTACTTGGATTATATTTACTGAAGTGTAATACTTCACCCTTTAGGTAATACTGTTCTTCTCCATGCGCCCTATTAACATAATACACCGGATATAATTTACTAGCACAATATTCACAGGTGCTACCATCTTCTTGTGAAATCATATCTCTATGTTTAATACAAGTAAATCCGGCTGTTCCTTTAGTTCCATCTTCATCAGTATATAGAGCCATAGTAACTGGGTCTCCACGATATATTTCTTTAATCTTATGCATACGAATATCTCCATTAGCATCTAAGAAATACTCCTTAACTATTATGATATAGGCATCATCCATAATATTCAAATCGTCTTCTAATTCTTTTAGCACATCTATAAACATTTGTTCTGATTTATTCACATATTTATCTAAGAATTTATTTGCATACTTTAATTGATTTGCATCTGGTTTTACCAAATTCATTTGACCGCAATCTTTGCATCTTTCTACGGGGGCTTTATGTTCTGCTCCACAACTCTTACACTTAGAAACAAACTTTTCTTCCCAAATATATCCTCTTCGGAAAATTTCATTCTTTAACTGTGTAGTGCAAGTTCTTACGATTACTGATTGTTGTGCTACATGATACAATATAGGTGATGTAATCATATAAGCATTATTCTTTTCCTGAATACCAGGATTAAATACTTCTTTGTCTTTCGGTTTAGGTGTTTGCCTTCTAAACAAATTACCTAATGAGAATCTTCTCTTTTCTTCTACCATGTTTATGCCTCCATTTTATTATTGTCTATGAGTTTATTTATGTTATTAATATCAATATCCCATTCTTTCCAATCGAATCTAGTGTTGTCACTATGATTATGATATTTCATTAATTTGAATAATTCTTCCTTTCTATCTTTATACCAATCTTTCTTTTTATCGTTCTTCTTTATTTTAATTAATTCTAGAAGGACATCTGCATTTGGCCCCTTCATCTTAAAATGTGGTCTGCATTTAGTAAGTAATTTTTTAACTTCTGCTGCTGAATAAAAGTTTAATCTGTTAACTGGTCTAGTATCTTGTGGTGATTTTTGGTCTAAGTGCAATCTTCCCATACCTAATGATTTATGCATTTCCATCATAAATGCTTTGCCTCTATTTCCTGTTGCTACTAATCCTACTCTTGGATTATGATTTTTATCCATTGTAATATATCCATCTGAGTCAATAAATGCTGCTGTATATGCCCAGATATTTTTCTTAATGTCATCATTTATTTTGTAATATGCACCATCAACATTAGTTATATTTTGGTCTTTAGCAAGTTTAGATATAATCATAGGAGAGGTTCTATTGTATAATTTCTTAGGAAGTGAATCATGTATTTGCCTAGAAGAAATACCCGGACTTTCACAAACTGCCTTTAGTATACTCTTACGAATTTCCTCTTTAGGTGAGTTGCCTATAACTGTATCTTTCAAAGCCTTCTTATATGCCTTTTTAGTTATACTCATCTTTTTAGTAAGTAGAGCATATTCAGGCCCATAATCCAAATGTCTTCTATTTAAATCCATTTCCCAATGTTTACATAATAAATTAACTATATCCCTCTTATCTTCTTCCTTTGTTATAGTGCTTAACTTTCTAAGATGATATTCACTATTATTCATTTTATTTAATGGAATCTTATATTTTCTAATCCAATAAATGCTATCCATACATTTGTCTAAATGGTCAGAATATCCACTTATTACATTGTCTATTGAGTTAGTGAATTGAATTTTATTTTCTCCCTTTAATGTTCTTCTGTATTTTCTCATTTCCTTAATGACAGTAGGTATATCATTTCCTTGAATTTCATATTTATCGGGAAAATTAAATAATTGCTTTTTTGCGTCAGTTAAATTAATATCAAACCTTTCCGCATATTCTTTTGCTATTAATTCATTATCTCTAATAGGTTTATTATCTAACCATCCTCTATGTAACTCTTCTGACAATGCTTCTAACTGTTGGACTTTAGGCTTAAGTGTTTCTAATATCTCTGTCTCTTCCTCATTCTCTTCAATTTCCTCATTAAGAGACTCTTCATTTAAATTTACCATAATCATCACCTGTCTTAAAAATTCAGTCCCATAATACCCTGTGGAAGCCCCATTTGAGGCAAATTGGGAGCATCAAATATCTCCATGTCGTCAAGGAGCATAAATGCTTCTGTCGGAGTCTGTGTGGCCGCATTTGCTAATGCAAGACCCATAACTAAATCGTCATGCGCCCCCACTCCTTCAAATTTGCCCGATTCTGTGATAGAGAACATAGAAAGTTCTTCAATAAGAGCATTAGTTAGTTTTTTGCTGTTATTATCAGCATAAGGCAAGTGAATTTTTCCATTTTCAAAGTTCATTTGGAGATTTAGGATGATTTCTTGCTTTTTTCTCCTAGTAGTGTTAAAATCTCTAACATTTATGTCCGAAACAGAGCGTAATTCTTGAGTGAAGGCTTTAGCAAAGGTATTTGTTTCATATAATACTACTTCTGGCTCAAAAATCTTCGCAATTAGACGCAATTTGTCAATATTTTCTCTAAATTGAACATTCTTGGCTCTATCTACATGAACAACAGTCTTATTTTGATTATCATCTACTTCTAATACCATAATTACATTGTAATC